TAATACAATCACCCATGTACTTGTCGATTGTACCACCATTATTTAGGATAATATTAGTCATTTCGTTCAAGTAATTATTAATTAATATGACCAATCCCTCTGCATCGTCCTTGTTTTTGTAGTGTTCAGATATGGGGGTGAATCCACATATGTCCATAAACAAGAAGGTCATCTCCTTTCTCTCACCACCCAGTTTCATTAGACTTGGGTCGTTTGCCAACATATCAACCATGTCGGGTGAAAGGTATGTACCGAACTGTCCCTTAATCATTTGTTTCGCTTTGAACTGTGTGTAGAACTGCACAAAGGAACCATGAGCGAACACTAGGGTCAGTGCTATGATAGGGAATGTCGGGTCTAGTTGTACAAAGTATGTACCGAATAAATCATAAACTGTGTACAGAATACCACCGATTATGACGAAGAATGACACACCTGAAAAAAGTATATTAGCCTTCCCTAACAGAGCTAAGAGTATAACACATAAAACAAGAGTTGTCAAGACCTCATAGAAAATAAATTCTGATGGTCTTTTGAGTACCACTCCATCGATCATTGTCTTGATTAGGTTTGCCTGAATGTCATGGGGGTACATAGAACCCATCGGAGTAGATACTACATTAGAACCTTCGAAAGTCGCACCTACGATGATTATCGAACCCTCTGGTATAGTATCCAGTTCAGTGAACGAGTACCTCTTGAACTCATTCCAGTATGCGATTGTAACCTCTCCAGTTACACTTGTGGGTACTGGTTTGAACTTGGGTATACGAACGAACTCGATTCCATAGTCATCTGTAGATATCTGGTAGGACGAATCCCCTGCGGCAACTCGAAGTACGTCTAACGCAAATGCGGGATAAAGTCTGTTGTCAAAGTGTTCTAGTAGTGGTTGTCTACGAATGATACCATCCACATCTTGGGCCGATGATATTGTACCATACCCGAACGAGTTGTCGTGAATGATTGGTTGGGCAAACAACATACCTCCTATTAATGGTCGGAAATCTTCGGCATCCTTTTCACCGAATGTCGCAGTACCGATACGAGGTGGTCTATAATCTGTGTTGGTTCGATTGGATGGTGCGATTGCGACTACTGCTTGTTTCCATGATAGGATGTCTGCAAAGTATTCGTCACCTCCGAATCTGTCTGGTTCTGAGAACAAGATATTGAATGCAATGATACTATTCTCTATCTTGTCGATCTCATCTGCCATCACCTTACGAGGAATGGGGTATTGACCAAACTTGTCTAGGGTCTTTTCATCTATGTCCACCAGTACAATCTGGTCAGACACAGATGTCTCCTGACTTCTCTGTAGAGAATCAAAGTATGAGAGTCGTGCGCTTTCTAGTAGGAATGGGTCAAGTATTCTTAGACCAACCAGAAGACCGAGTGTGATAAGTACGTGCCATGTTTTCATTGTACTATATTTATCTCTGTTCCAACACCATTAACTTTGATGGGGTCTAGTTCCTTTCCATCCTGTTCTATATTGATCGTTGTGTAGGAACCCTTGTCAATAGATATATGAACTATGTCATTCACTTCCCTATTGATCGATACACTATCACCCTCAACAATAGTTGCGACTTGGGTAATAGTATCATATCCCTCTTCGGTTCCCTCAATATCAATCTCACCAATACTCTGTTTTTCTTCCAGCATCTCTTCACCCAGAGAATCAAAAGTATCTAACATATCTTCCAGTAGTTCAACATCTAGGTAGTTGATATCCAGTTCACCGAACTCCAGATAATCACGTTCCAGTTCTTCGTCTGCAAGTAAGTCTTGGTCTAGAAAGTCTATGTCAAGGGGATTGATGTTCTTGGATGCATTCACACCCATGAGAAATTCTTCTTCGGTTTGTTTCTTCTTGGGAGGATTGATAATCATAATGTTGTTCAACATATCCAGAGTCAAGTCTAGGATAGCGGGTGAACTAGGTGGGTTTTCGTGTACAGTTGTTCTTGTTGCTTGGAATGGTTTATTGAGTACTACTTCACCTGTCATTGTCGAAACAATAATTTCACCAGACGATACCCCTTCAATATCTGGTAAGAGTACTACAAGTGTTTGTCCAAACTCATCAACAGTGACCGTGAAGTCTGTTCCCCGAATACCGATAGATGCGGTGGGTGTCTTGAGTCTGATGTTCTCCTTGTCAACCTTTCCTAGTTGTCCAGAGATAAATCTTGCGGTTCCTTGGGCGAATGTCATCGCCAAGTCTGACTTACTTGGGTCATCATCAAACACCACATTGTCAATAACAATGCGAGTGTGTTCGGTCATACGTAACTTAGAATCATCTATAAATCGTACCTGAAGACGACCCTCACCTGTGCGAAGGTCGTCTTTAGATATCACTTCAGACCCCTTGTTGGGTTCTAAATTTTTTGTCTCACGTACTATCTGTCTCCATCCGACCGCTTTGTCTACAGAGCCCACATCTGTATTAGGGTGAGCAACCTGTGGCAGTACCAGAATCAGACTGAGTAATACATAATGTAGAGGATGTTGTGCTAGTCCCCGAACCATCATAGTCTATCTCCAGTGAGTCAGATTGTAATGTAGATTCTTGATTTACTTCGATACCCCAGTAACTACCACTTCCAGTTAATACGAACTCGTGACCATCGTACCCACTTCCGTTATATAGTAAACTGTTATTATCACCAACCACATCCGCATTGAATGTAAGAGATGATGCATCGACATTGATATCAGCTTGGTTGAAATCGCCATCTAGAACTAAATCAAAATCCACATCATTAGCAGTATCTAATGAAGCGACATCTAGGTCTAGATCGTTATTACCACCAGTAATATCAATCACATAATTTCCATTTGTAGCGCCATACGCATTGTCTTTATCGACATCAAATGCTATGTTATTTGTAGAACCACTGACACCAATATCTACCACCGAGGAATCACCGATAACACTACCGATAACGTTGTTACTTCCTCCGCTTAGGTTGACATTAAAGTCGATGCTGTCACCATCCAATAACATCTTGGTTGAGTCTACATCAGACCCACCAACTTTGTTACCAGAACCGTCCTGTACAATTTCGATAACTGCATCCGAACCGACTTGGTCGATGTAGATTTCGTTATCAGCATAGGCAGCGCCAATCAAGAACATCATCACAAAAGTTAGTTTTTGTTTAACGTTCATTTCCTTCTTTCTCCATTATTTCCCAGTACCCTTCAGATTCTCCTAACCTAATGAGTTCGAGGACTCCAGTTTCGATCGCACGTTGTGTCGCAATAGAGACCGATTCGTTTTGAGTAACTCCCGATTCAACTTCAACCAGTTCTGTACCCTGTTCTATAAACCTAAACACATCTCCACTTATACCTGTAGAGAGTATGGTTTTACTTGAAATAACATCAAGCAGAACCTCACCTGTAGCGACCGACACTAGTCGTAAATTAATTGTTACTGTGTCTATGCTAAATTGACGAGAACTGCCGATACCCAAGTATCTTGCACCAGCACCTCCTGTGTCAATGGAAGTATCGTATCCTACTATACCTCCTGCAATTATCATACCAGCAAATGTCAGTGCTGGCAGTTTTTTAGTCCCCTTTCCCTCGTAAGATTCACGAGTTTGACGAATTAACTGTCGTTCTCTCGTCACATGGTCAATTATTTGACGATCTACCACCCTAAAGAATTTTCCATCACCGGCACGAGTTAACGCACGTATCAAGTATACGTCTGGCGCCTGAGTAACCGCAGAACTAAAACTAGTCCCACCACTACTGTTCTGTCTCTTTTGCCCTGTCTGGTCTGTAAATTGGTATACCGCAACTGTAGGTTGTCTTTCGGGTTGACCTACACCAATCAGTTCTTCTTGTAGTAATGTTAACTGAACTGTCGGGTCTTCTCTAGTCGGTATCTCAAACTGGCCATTACCAATCGATGCACAACTAGATACCAAAATCACCAAGGGGAATAGTAATAACCGTAACATTTCCATACTCATCTGTAACTGTTAATATCACACTGTCATCAACATTTTCGTATGATATACCTGTTCCTTCTATGTCGAACGAACCCGAATCGGATGGGTTCTCTCCAAACATACTATCAACAATCTGTCTCGATAATGTAGAGTAGATTCTACTTTCCACATTACGAATAAACTTTGCGAGAGTTGTATTCTCGGCATCTCTCTCCAGTTGTTCTTGGAGGTCTTCCAACTCTTGTTTTATTGCATCTTTGCGAGAAGTCTCTTGGTTCTCGATGGTCAAGTAGTGACTAGATTGACCGATACCACTGAAAGACGGAGACTTGAACTTGTGTTCGATCGGAGAAGCATCTGTCGCTGTCACTGACAAAACACCTATAATCAGTATGCAGACTCCTAAACTAACTGTCGTCTTCTTTTTCATTCTTCTGATTCCTCATCTCAATCGCAGTATCTAACTTCTGTTGTAATCTGATTATATCATTATCAAGCATTCTGATACGATCAATCAATGCAATTAGAGTGATAGTAGTATCTTCAAGTTGTTTTTCTACTTCTTGTGTGATGGTTTTCCACACGAAATATATCATGTAGAGCATACCCACAGCGGCAACTATCGGGAACCCAAAGTCCTTTACTGCGGTTACAATGTCCACTAGTCTCGCCTCGCATCTTCTTTACCATCGGCCCTACTGATGCGGTTGAGGTCGGGTCTTATTCCCAAAACAACACACATCGTAGTATCCATACGAACCATATCATGATTCATAGTTTTTACACGATTGTCGAGACTTCCTACTATGCCACGTATAGAATTAACTTGGTCTATGACCCCATTCATTATATACTTCAAGGTGAGAAACATAAAGAAACCGCCTATCAAGGCGGATGCAATAGGAAACCCCAATTCTTTTATTAGGGTAAATATATCCATGTCTTTATTTATACGAGTTTACTTTTATAAAGACAAAAAAAAATCCCCGCCTTTGCGAGGATTCTTCTTACGATTGTATTTTGTCTTGTCGGGAACGACTTTCTGTCGATAGGGACTGTCCTTATCAAACAGTACTCGTGCATGACGAAACTTTATTCTCTTTGCCTTTTGCATGACACACTCCTTAAAGACATTATTTATCAGAAATAGGAACTCTGCATATCTCTTTGTATTTCTTCCCAGTGGTCAAGTGCAGCACTCATCGCCATCGGGAGTAAGGTTTTATCACGAAAGAACGCCCTCTCTACTTCCGCAACCACTACATCACGAGATTCGTTGTAGTTACTCTCAGCAATCTCTTGACACTCAAAAACAAATTGACCCATTCTACTCATAATAAATTCTCAAACAAAAAGGTTGAAGGAATGAGGATATACAATCCCCAGATTAGTTTTTGCACTCTTGCAAATTGTTCATCAGTCGGCATAATTTACTCCACAGGTTTAATTTCATTACGGATGATTGCGTTTACAACTTCTTCCGCAATCAAGTCATCACCCCCGATGTGCCAAGGGTATAACTCGTATGGGATGGTCTCGGTACACCAGTTGTACACAGTGACTCTTGCAGTCTTAGTGTCTTGGGGGTCATCAGACCAAGGGTCTTGGTAAGTGACCTTCGCAGACCACTCACAGTTGATTTTCTCATCACGACTTATGTCAGTGTAGGTGGGTTCTCCCAGAATAGACACTAACTTGTCATAGGTGGTATTGATAGTTCCTTGACGGCTACATAGATTCACGTCAATATCAGTTTCATATTCAATAACATTCATAATCAATCCTCATTCTCAATACAAGTATTATACTACACCGAACAAGGTTTGTCAAGGATTATTTAAGTATTATCTCCATCACGATATTTAATATCTGACTTATTGAATATCTTCCGATTTTTACCACCACGTAACCATCCGCCTTTCTCCCAAGGAAGAGGCAGGAACTTCTCCTGTTTCTTTTCCTCTATTATATGGGATGACATCACGACCGCAAAGAGACCCAAAAAAATTAAAACCATACCTACTACCCAACTAACAAATTCCATAACTACCTCTCGTAATGGTCATGCACGTGTAGTTGGATGATTGCGTAGTGTAATACCTTCATCAAGTCAGCACGATTATAACCGTTCTTATTACCATATCGTTGTGCATACTTCATAATGTTACCGATACAGAAACCATCACCATGACCACCATCAATGATAAACTCAGTCGCCTGAAACTTATTCTTTGAGTAGTGTTCTCCATATGTTCCGTCAATGTAGTCCATCAACTCTTGGACTGCCTTGTCTTCATCATATTTGTATTCAATACTATTGTTTGTCGAACCTTTCACTTTTTCTCCTTTACTTTTTTAAGAACATCATCTAATTTTAATATAATCCAAGGGTCTCTGCGGTGAGTTGTTAGATGATCTGAACTCAACTTGTTTGCCACTGATTTTCCACCCACCCCACTATGAACAATAGTCGAACCCAATTCTTCTATCAAGACCACTCGTACAGGCGCTGCACGATATCCTAAGTATTTGGTATGAGGTCTGTGTCTTATACCATACCTTTGTGGGTGAAAACAACCAATGTATATCTCAAGCATTGCAAAAGGCCCACGTATTATACCATCTTGCGACTTAGACTTTTTACCATCCTCTTTCTTAACTGACCCACCTTGACGAGAAATCCATAAAAGAAAATCTTTACAAAAAGAAGGCGTAACCATAACCGCTTCCATAGCGTGTTGACCAAATATACTTACATCAACATGAGGATTATACACGACAGCATCTATTTTTTTCTCTAGATATGCATCATGTTCTAGAATTAAGAATGGTCTATTGGTCTCTACACACTTTTCCCACAGAAGTATGAAGGATACCAGAATTGATTTCTCTTGATCGGTTTGTTTACTCAGGGGATGGAATTTTATCCTTTCGTAATTATGAAGAGTTTCTGGAGTAATCGCATCAAAGAAATTTACATGAAACCCAGCGTCAGTCCAACTTTTCGCACAATACTTCGCATACAATTCAGACGTATAGTCGCCCTTCATTCGTATCATCCATATGTCAAAATCTTTATTTCTCATTGGTTACCTTAGTTTTGTTTCTGTAATTATACCACTACTTCTAAAGAATGTCAAGGGGTTTCTAACTCAGATATGAAATCCTGTATCGCATCAAACGCTTGGTCTTCCATGTTACTACCCTCAATGTGGTAAGGAAACTTAAACGCAAGAGTGAAACGAGGACAGTTAGTCCACGCAGCGTGCCAACAGTGATGTTCGGGTTCGTCATCACGACCGAACCGATACCACCTTGCTTGCCACCCTTTCTTATCTGGATGTTTGATGAACTCGTCTTTCTCTTTATCATAATAAGTAAAGTAACCATCACCATCCTCACTCCATGTAAGAATGATTTGGTAACCATGTGCATTCCAGTTGGTATGCCATCCCACGAAACCGCCAGACGGATAGTAGGATGTAAGAGAGTTTGATCTTGCACCAAACCTCATCGGTAGTTCAGTCTTAGTCCAGTGTTTTAGTGGTGCAAAAACATCGGGTCTTTTTTCTCTACCATATGCGACTTGGAAACCATATCCCTGTTCGGGAAATCCTTGATGTTCAATTCCTTTGTCAAGCATCTTCTGAAGAGATTCGGGTTTACAGTATATCTCACCCTCACCCACAGAAACCCTTTCTTCAGGATTCATATATACCTGATTTGACAACTCTTCCATGAGTTCACAATGTGGAAGGAACATATCAATAGTCTCATCAAGAGTCTTTAATAGTTCCTTATTCCTTATTACTATCTCAGTCATTTTGGGGAGGAGTCCATGTATGATCTCTATTTTTACTTTGTTGTCTAACGTACCCCAAACAATCTTGGAGCAAAAAACAAAGTAAATCTTTTTGAAAATCTACAAGAGCTTCAGACACTATAACTGGTTTGTGTTTTTTTATGGTTTCTAGTGCGCCAAAGATAACTAGAGGTTCCATACATTCTACGTCTATTTTGATTAAGTCAACCCTATCAAATTCATAATCATCAAGTTTCTTTACTTCTAACTCCATGTCCTTACAATGTTCCAGATGACCATGTTTATTTTCAAATTTACGAATCCATCCCAAATTTTTGGATAACGCACCATCAGATTTCAAATAAACTCTAGACCTACCACCAGAACTCTTGTGATCGTATTTAACTTTACGATTCGCTTCACCTAAACCGACATTGTGTATAATTACATTATCACAACCTTCCAAGTTTTTCTGCAACGGTTCTATGAACTCTGGATTAATCTCAAAAGCGTGAACAGTCTCAAACTCCTTAGCGAGACCATGAGATACAGCACCATAATTCGCACCAATGTCGAGCGCTACTTTTTTTTCCTTCACATACTGATGAAGATATGGAACAATATAATCTTGATAGTCACCCTTTTCTATAGACCATGTGTTATACCATTTATCATTCTCATCATCATGTAACCACCAACCGTTTATTTTTTTCATTTATTCCTCAAGTGCTTTGACTACATCTGGAAAGTGTTGTCCAATTATCTCCCAACACTGTTCAGCAACTTCCATATGTTCTTTCTGCGTACCATTACCCATTCTCAGATCACAATAATGAATCCACGATCGTAATGACCCTGCCATATATAGGGTTGTTTCGGTATTACCTTCTGGTAAAACTGCACGTGCCTGTTCCTTTGCGATACCATTATCCAACGCCCACTTATATACTTCTTTGGACTTGTTGATAACCTCACGTTGTTTCATACTCCAGTTTTCAACCAGAGCATTCTTACTGGTCATCGGGCCTTCACTACCCACACCATAATCACCATGAATCTCAATAGAGTTCTGACGATTCTTAGGGTCTTGGAGTCGTGCCATACGAGAACTGAAACGTTCACTCTCCGCATATCGTTGACTAAACTCTTGAAATGAGAACGAGCGATGACGGATAATCTGACGAGAGATATCACGTGTGGTCGTTATCTCCAGAGTCATATGTACCATCTCCAGAGGTGACCAATGGTTCTCTTTGATAAGGTATCGAACCAACTTACCCGCTGTAGTCTTATTACTTTGATTGGCGGGATTACTCACACGGGCCGCATATGCGACTAGTTCTTCTGCCGTGTGACAGTCTGTGTGTGCATCTGGTTTACTCAGACACACTAATTTTACATTACTCACTATCTTCTCCTACCACAAGGTTTTGGTTGATTATTGTCTAGACAGATAATATTTATTGTCTTTCTAGA